CATAATTAAAACTAGTGGAATGGAACCCTTTGAATTTTTCCCTTGGCAGCTTACTCAACTTGGTTGTACAGCTTTGTTCCGATTTTTAAATTTTCTCGATCACCGTTTTGGTTTGCATTTTGGCATGTTAGGAAGTGTAGATCCACCAAGAAGAACGGACACCTATATGGCTCATTATAAGAGAATACTTTACCATGAAAAAATCAACGTCGTACTAACCCCTGATGTGATGAGGAAATACGCACATGAGGATAGTTTCGTCCCCCGATTACCCCCTCAAAAGGATCTGGAATATGAACCAAACTTGAGGATGATTTTAAAACATGGTAAGCGCCGTATTAATATTGATGACTTCATAAAGGATGGAAGTTCTAAAACCACAATAGACCCACTGAGAAACATACAAGTTTTAGTAATTTACGGAGGAATCCCTATTTACGCCCCCCTCCCGTGCGATTATACTACTGTACAAACTTTAAAGAAACGCACCCTTCAATTACCGCCCGCCCAAGGAAATGCCCATGTGGCCTTTGTTTGGAACAACATGACCTTTCCCATTTTATTGCCCAAAGTCAAAACCACCGATGCCGATTTCATTGCGTGGAGAAACCATTTACCTTCTCGAAAACGAAAACTGGTTGACCGCTTGTTGGAAAAGAGGAAAGAAGGTTACCTAACCACTAAAGAAATTAAAATACTCGTTAAACTGGATGAAAAATTTTTAGTGTGGGACTGGATGTCAAGAGAAATCCATGCTCCCGGCATGGAGGCGACTATAGAGACAGCGCCCCATGTGTTAAATGTCACACATCAGACCGTGGAATATTGCAAGCAAAACATTATTATGTACAAAGGCCGAGAGTTTATAGTAGAACTGGCCTGTGGTTATTTGGCAGTCGACTGTGCCATTTGGATGCGTCGTATCCGCAAAAGTCACCTACCAGGATTGATAGTCTTGGGAGATGATTCTGTGGTACGTATCTTTTGGTATGACCCTGTTAAAGGCCTTCAAGAGTTATTCCTTGAAGGTGACTTTAAGAGTTTCGATCTCAGTCAGGTTAAAGAAGCCATAGAATTTTGCTATAGAACCTATACACGTTTAGGAATGGAAACACACGTCTTGAACGTTCTGAAGAAAATACATAAAATGTCTCTTGTGGTTAGTCCAAGTCTTATGGCACGCAGAGCTGGAGAAATGACCCCGTTGATCATTGAACGAACTGATCCTGCCAAAGATACTGGAAGCACTGACACGACCCTTGGTAACTGTATAATCACCATTCAAACGCACATTGATACTGTTGCAACTAATGTGGCACCCGAGAATTACCCTGCTCATTTCTTGAATGAGTACGGACTCACTTTGAAACTTAAACAACATACCGAACCAACTGGCCCAACTTTTTTGAAAGGTAAATGGTGGAAAATTGCACCCAACCCGCATGAGCTAGATTACATGTGGGGGCCGCTGCCCTCACGAGTGCTTAAAATAACATCTAGTCTCACCCCTGTAATTGACATCTGTGACGTTCCCAAGTCATGTCCCGAACGCCAAACTAAGGCTGCACGTATATTTCTTAATTCCCAAGCCGCAAGCCTAGC